GTCGTGGAACGCCAGGGTGCCCCTATCTGGAATCCACCGAGCGATCTTGATTCCCCCCAAGAGAATGAAGTTCTCTTCGTCTATCACCGGCACGAATAGAGAAGCAATCCGTTCTGTGTCTGCCATAACTGAATAGCACCTCAATCAGTCTCTGCAGGGTTTCGTTGTAGCAAATATTGGCATTTCGGATTCTTCTGGCACACTCGGCATACCGCCGCGGCCTGGTGGTATGCCGGGCCTCCACAAATTGGCACAGTCATCGGCTGATACTTCGGGAGAATATACGTCCCAATAATGCGGGCAATTGTGAATCACAACACCAGAGACAACATACTCTTCGTTCTCAGTCTCCAGGTTGAATACGTCGCCTACATAGTCCTCGACTTCAACCTTTGTGACTCGGTGTGTCCCCTGTGTTGTGTGTACCAAATCACCAACTCGCAAATCTCGCGCAGGAATCCACCCGCTCGTGGTCATCACCGGATGTTCGCCAGTCACTCGTAGAACTCGACCGCCAACAAAGAGCTGATAAACCGGTTCCTGAGTCTGTCGCCGAAATATTTGCTTTACTAGACATTGCCCCTTGCTAGTCAGCACTTCATCACCAACAGCAACATCCTCAATAGCCTTCTCTGTCCCATCTGCCATGAGCACCGGCTCACCCGGTGGGACACAGTTGGGATGGTATGGGCCAGGGTTCGACAACGCCACCTGAATCGGAGTCTCGCCTCTATTTATCCATCCGTTACAAATCGGACATACTGCTGTCCGAGGTCTCAGTACCGCCATTCCTGTCCTGATCCCATTGTTGCGGTAGAAGTCCCGCTGAGCCTGATTCCGAGCCGATAAGTCGGTATGCTGTGCTATCTGCCGTTCTTTCCACTGCGAACGATTATCGTTCCAGTCTCGTAAGCGCTTGGCGTAGGTGTTGCGATTGGCGGTGGGTACATCCGTCCTAATCTTGTTGATCGCCTTGGCCAAGTCGCTGTTGTAGGTGTCAGTGATACTGTGGGCGTCCTCAATGCTTTTCTTGTCCAGTTCTATCCATTCCGGACCGAGGCGGAGAGTCCCCCGATAGTGGGGACAGCCAACCCGCTTGGCCTGTATTGCCAATTCATCTTGATAGGCCCTGGCTCGCTGCGCGGTCAACTCCCCACGACGGGTCTGCTCTGCGAGGTCGTCTTGCATCATAGCCCCATGTGCTATCTGCATCACCGGACTACCTTGAGACACTAACGACATCCAAGGAGGCGACTTCTCTCCGAGGTCTGCTTCGGCAGTAGCCGTCCGCCGTCGTTCCCACTCCGCCTCACTGTCCAGTACCGCTTGCCACTCTTCATCGGAGATGGCCAGGAACCGCTCCAGACTATGCTGGAATAAGCGATCATCGGTCGCGGTAATATCCTTCAGTATCTTGGTACGCAGTGCCTGGCGTCGCTCTTGGTCTTCAGCATCCTGGCGAGTCTTATGCGGAATAGACATAGTTACTCCGATTTGTGGTATTCTGTGTTACTATCGAACGTTCTCTCGCATGTGGCACACACCAACAGGTTGGGCGGATGGCCGGGATAACGATAAGCAACCTGGCCTCCACAGCCGGGGAAAGGACAGGTAATATTGACCTCTTCCGGAACAATGTGCGTCTCGCGTAGTTCTCCTTCCAGCATGTCCATCCTGGCGTCCCAACCTTTCATTACTCCGATCAGTGAACTGGCTGCCTGTAGTTCACCCTGCGTCGGTGACTGTTGAATAGATTCTCCCGATTCGACTTCAGCGGGTATAATATCTACTACATCAGATGTACCCAAGGCCTCGAGCACCATTCGCCACACGGAAGTTAAAATACCCTGCGCCATTTCGGTATTGATCATGCCCGTCTGCACATAGGGCAATAGCCCATCTCGCAACATGGCCGACATGGCCTGGCTGATGATCTCCAAATCTACCTCTACGAGCTTGTCGGTAGACACGGTAACCTCCACGTCGGCGAACTTGTCCGGAACATCAATCTGGAATTCATTCGATTGGGAATAGATCGACGCAGCCCATAAGACGATTCGTACCATTCTCCGAAATTGTGCAGCCCAGAAGGTTTGATAACGCGACCATTGACGCAGGACCGGACCTTCCATCGCCGTATTGCCAGCAATCAATGGACATCCATTACGTCTAGTAATGAACATCTTGTTTGGCGGAGCCTCAAAACACCATACCTTGCCCTTATACTGAATGTATCGCACATTCAATCTACGGGCCAAACTTCTCTTCTGTCTCTCAGCCCGATACAATACCCAAACGGTAGCGTTCTGTGGGAATTGTTCCTTGGAATTTTCCTCACAGTTCACAGACCAACGCCCCCCAATGTCCACAATGTAGAAGCAATTGTTGCATACCGTCAATCAGCTGCTTTGACGTAGAATAGTACGCGCCTATGTAGGTATTAAACGAGTGTCCCATCTTCCTCAACAGCCCAATGTCCGTCGCCGTCCCACAAAGTATCAAGTAAGATCAATGTCTGTCTGCGCGAAAGGTCAAATGCAAGTGATGGCAAATGCTTTTTATTCGCCCCATTACCACAATTAGCCTTGAGCCAAACAGCCAAAGATTTGTTATGTATTCTCCATTCCAATTGACCATTACCTCTGTCGCGTAGAGTGTATTTCCAAGGCAGCCTATCTAACAATCTTTTGGATCTGTGATACGTTAGCAGAATTAGCAGATTGGTGAATTGATATGGAATAATTTGACAAGTTACCCTCAGACAGCCACCATCCCAAAAACTGCAACCAATCATCCATGTCCACTTCTAGATCTTGTTGTATACCGGTTCTTGATTCCACAGCCGGAATGAGATAAGACACAGTATCTGGGCGTTCGGGAATAAAAGCCTGAGTAGGTAGAGCGAACCTTGACCACAGATGTTGAGCCTCGACTACCTCAAACTCGGTCTTTGCACACTCTCGACTGACATTATTTTCATTCAAGGCTAACATTCGATGATTAGGAGTAACAATAGTGTCTAGGCCCCTACCAGTGATATGTACCATTTCGCCTTCATAGTCGTACTCATGTAATACTGTAGGTGAAAGATATTGAATTTCTCTCTTTTCGTGACAATATGTAGCTATTTCCTCTCTTGATTCCCAGTCACGCCACGACTTCCAGCCGTTCTCAGTCAGGACTTCGGTATCGTCAGAGTAACAGGCTGTGGCGAGGCGGTAGGCGTCACCCGAACCCATATAGTGCGGATACACCCCCGCTCCCAACGCGGCCATCTGTAAGAGCGATTCCCCCATCTATTTTTAGCGTCGCCGGCTCCTGTCATTAGCGGCATTCGTTCCAATTCACCGCTCTGATTCTCCAGCCACGTTGACCCCGCTGCGGCAGCGGGATTAGTCTCCGGATTGCCCGCAGTCAAGGTGGACTCTAATCTAGCCTTCAAGTTATCGATCGGACGGGACCCGCCTTTGACCTTCAGTTTATTGACAAACATGGCGACGGTCGCAGCTACTGTCGAACGATCTTCCCGAAAACGGGTGTGGGCTTTCGTCCAGGGCACTCCAGCACAGAAGATAGGCCAACCACGCAGGCCAGCCTTACGGTTGTGCGCGATGTGCAAGACGCAGACGGTAGTTGAATTTTTTCATCCCTTCAGCCCGTCCCACATCATCGCTGAACTTGGCCCTGGCAGTCCACCCGTTCTTCAACGCTTGCCAGTCGGCATAGTACAGTGATTTGAGCGAACCGCCTTCGTCAGACCCATTCACGTTTGTAATAAAGAGGAACGTTTTTCGTCCTCCGGGTCGGTCACCACCTTCTTGATCTGGTCGGACTTTATAACCCTGACCTGGCACGTCCCGTCTACCGTGGAGATAAAGAAGGCCAGGAATAGCTCCCCATCTACAAGGACATCATAAGACAATTGTTGCAGACCATCAGCCGCCAACACTATGCTGTTTTCGTCCGCTGTCCAGAAGGCTTTCCAAATCTCTTCAGCCTCCGGATCCTTAGGGACGATGACAATTTTCTCCCCGAAGCCATAGTTTGTCCACAACCAGACTGCCCATTGAGTTACAACGTCCCTTCTCCATAGCCGACGCGATTCTTGCACCACGTACAACCGTTCCGATTCCGTTTTATCCCCGAAGCCACCCATTGGTTCGTAGCCCGTCTGGAGACGAGTAACAAAGTCGATCATGTAGGAAGAGGCCGACTCCTCCAAGCCCTGCGCCAATCGCTCAGGTGGAAACGCGTATTTGCCCTGAACGTAAGCATCCTCCAGGATGTCGATAGACTCCAATAACCTTTGTCTCTCATGTCCCAAAAGGACATCCGCTACTCTCTGTCTAATACTTGGCATGCTACATCTCCCCGCTCCCAATCAGATGAACAATTATCCACACTGCAAGGCGCGCAATCTAGCTAAATGGGTCAATCTTGTAACGCATGTTAACGACCTCTAACCGATCTCGTGGTTCCGTTAGATCCGCCACCATGTAACGGGTCGCGTCACACAAATCAAACGAGTGCTTATCTCGTATCTTGTCTGTTAACTCCCCGGTACTCTTGTCCTTCTCCCGCTGATAGCTGCCAATCTCTGATAGCAGTCCCTCGCAATTATCGTGAATCACCATATCCCCGGATTTCAGCATGGAATACACCCGCCCGATGCCCACCCACAAATCTGCGAATGGCGGCGATTCTCCATCAATGCCCGCCGCTTTCCAATCCAAGCGAGGCTGCCGTTCCCCCGGCTGCCCGATGATCCAGCGAGCAATACGCTCATGAGTCAATCGCAGAATTTCCTCAGCATGGCCTTGCGTGGTCTTGCCAAACGGTTCTCGATATTCACGATAGATATGAAACTTACCATCTCGCGGAGATAATACTCCCCACACTGCCGCCACGTGCGCGCCCACCGGGTCAATGCCCACTGCTCCTACCCAGTCGTATGGTATTTCGAAATGCTTCACCACGTTAAGCCCACGATCAAAACAATCGAAGATCGCAGACCTCAGCTTCGTCGCCATACCTCGCCAGAACATGGCAAACTCGTCAGGAGGCATAGTGGCCCGCGCTTCCTCGAACTCAGCCAGCGGATACGAAGGATTGGCAATAGAGTCGAACTGAATTAGGGCAATATCGTCATTTTCGCGGAGGGTCATCTCCGCGCCACGGTCATCGACGATATGATAAGTAGGAGCGACTTCGGTCAGAGGATCTATGAACAGCTGCTTTACCCAATTGAGCGCGTATAGCGTCGTGGTAATCAGTACCCGTCCCTGGTGCAATGCTAATCGCCGCTTGATAGCATGCCAAGCCTGTACGTCAAATCTCAACTGTCCCGCCTCGTCTAGCCAGGCAGCCTTAGCCGTCGCTGCTTCCAATCCCCCCTCCGACTCTGCCGAACGCAAGATGATTCTGGCCCACATAGGATCCTTACTCGTCTGGGCATAGAATCGGCCGCCAGGTTTAGCGCCTTCGCATATCTCAATAAGACGATCTCCTCCCCAATAGCGGCCAATACCAAAGACGTCCACGAACACCTTCAGCAACGCTGGCAACAGCTTCAACTTAAACAGATCATAGCTCGATGTACCAGCGATATAATCGCCTTGTCCCCGGCGTTCTATCTCACGCTTAAGCCACCAAGGGCCAAATTGACTTTTCCCTCCCTGAGTCCCAGCCAGCATTGCCACCCAGCGTTGCGTCGCATCCCAAGTCCAATTCTGCCCCTCATGAAACGGCGCAGGAGACACCTCGTCGGGGCCAACCAGATGTCGCTCAGGCCACCAATCCCCCGGTGCCATCGCGTCCAGAAGTGTCGCTACCTTGACGCGTTCGGACGGCGTCAAATATCTCACCAAGTTGGGGTAATTCTCTCTTCGTTGGTAAGGTTATCATACTCTCTTGTTCCGGTAGGGTCGGTGGGAGCAACCTTGGTCGGCGCGTCTAATCCTAATAGCTTACACCGCCGCTCTACGCACCGCTCAATGCCAGCCAGAAAACGCGGATCGCCGGTCTGAGCCTCCGAGCGTTGTATAGCCTTAAGACG